GAGAATATCCAATGTTGGCGATGGTTTGTTCTTTCCAACGTTCATCGCGTTTCGGGTGAGCATCCCAGATAACTTCAAGTCTGGTGTAGTAGTTTCTATTTGCGAGAGAATCCCGCCAAAGCATATAAAACATACCACGAGCACCACGAGGCGTTGTCGTCATAATAACGCGCGACTCCTTACCAGACGTAATAACCGGGTAAGTTGATTCGTAGAATGTCAAGTCGTTTTCGATGAACGCTGCTTCGTCAATATAACAAAGGTCAACAGAACGTCCACGAATACCAGAAGCAGAAGTTGCTGCTGAGAAAATGATCGAGCCATTGTCGAACTCGATACGACGCTTGTTGTATACCTTAACGCCGTGCTGTAAGAAGAAAGGCAAGTACTCAAAGGCCATACGAATACGGTCCATAATTTCCTGAGCCTGTTCACCCTTATTAGCCAGAACGGCAATGGTCTTAGTTGGGTGGAAGATGGCAAACCAAAGAATGAACGCAGCCATCGCTGCTGTCTTACCCATCTGACGGGCAGTAAGCGTCAAGCTGAATCGATTCTCAGCATACATTTTGATCATCTTCTTCTGATAATCAAACAGCTTGAAAGGAATGATACCGTCATCCAGAGAAACAATACGACAATAGTTCTCGATGAAGTAAATCGGGTCTTTCTCACACCTTGCCGCTTCAATGATGTGATTCATTGAAAGCTCAGATTTGACAAATGCCTTTTTGATCAGGATATTACCGTTGTAGGTGTCTTTATACGGCAACATAATGTCTTCAACCGGAAAAGGATGACCCGCACCATCCTTAAACGGAGCATACTGAATCGCTTTCTTCTCAAACATCTATCACCTCATCAACCGCTTGAATCGGGGTCGGATCACCACCGCCTTCTTTCAACATCTTCAACACTTCAGATAGAGAAGCGTTAGTGGTGATGTTGGTCACGTTGTTCTGAGTGACATTAGCCGCCTTCTCAGCAGCCGCTTTAGCCGCTTTCTCAGCAGAGATTTCCTTGTAGATTTTCTGCATCTCAAGCAAATCCTTAGACAAACCTCTCATTGTGGTAGCTAGTTCGTTAAACACCGTGTAAGCCTTTGGGTGTTGAGTTTCAATAGCTACGCTGAGAGCGCCCTCAAGAGCACTACCAGCCATATCAATCAGGGTATGGGTAATATTTCTTGAAGTGATATAGTCGTCCCGAATATCAGAATTCTCTGTTTCTGGGACCGAAGTAACCACTTCTTTTGGTTTGAAGGGGATCAGGGCACCGCCGCCGCTGCCTGGGTGTCCGCCGATCACTCCATCTTCATCAATATCAAACTCAGTACTATTAGCACGCTTGATCTCAACGCCGCGAGATTCCAGCATACCCAAGGTATCTTTTAACCTTTCGGACATTGTAGTCATTTTTATTTTCCTTTTTATTGAACTCCGAGACCTTCCAACACTGTGCTCATCTTATTGAGATTATCTTGCTCAGCTTGAATAGGATACTTGTCAGCATACGGTTGCTCATCGTAGATGAATGATGCGTCATCAATGTCGGCAAACTGAATGTCAACTTCCTTGATCACCAATCCTGTCTGAGTTCTCTTATACAGATAGCCCTTTAGTTCAAACGTGATCTTATACTCAATCAATCTAGATTGCATTTCTTCATCATAATCATCAGACATGGCAATTTCGTCCAACACTATTATGATGTCCTGCTCCACATCAACTCCAGTGGTATCTTGAATAGTCACAGAAAGGTTGCCATCGAATGCGGGCACAATCTGTTCTACCAATTGTAGCATATCATCAGTATTCTTAGTTCTGATGACCAACTCGAACATGTAGTTATACGGAACACGGTTGTATTGAAACTGCTTCTGATTAGTGGCGCTGACCGCTGGTCCCTTCAACCTATTCATCGGGTTAGTTTTGCGGCTAACATCTTTGTATATATTCTGTAGAGAGTATGCCATTGAAGGCAGAATACGACTGAGCTGCTTGTTCTCTCTCAGAGCAACATCTTGCGCCGCCTTAAGATACATATTACCGGTTGCATATTGAATAGGCACCTTGATGGTATCTTCCTTGCTACCATCAGTAGACGTTCTCTTGATATACAAATCAGAGAATAAGGTGCCGAACAAAGCAACGTAGCGACGAGTGGATGCGTGGTAGAAATACTGGTCAAGACCAAAAATACTTGTATCGCTCATAATTAGAATCCAAATGCGTCGTCAGCGGGTGTTGTACGATAAGGTTCAAGAGCCTGTTGAATGTGACCATTCTCATCAATCTCTTGCCCAGGACCAACTTCCAATAGGCGTTTCAATCCAACATCATCGAGTTCAGTGATGGTAGAATATTCTGTGAAATCGCTTTCTGGGTTGTTTACTTCTTCGTGGCTGTATTCGAACAGCTTACATACCAAACGGTAAGTGTAATTGCGACCTAGTTGGTAATACTTAATGTCCATCTTAACCTTATTGATTTCCCATAAGGAATCAGAGAAAGGGAGATAGATCAAGTCACCTTCTCTGGGTCTTTCAACTTCAGGAGTATCTGAAGTTACTTCCACTCTGAACTTTCTAGCTCCGACCTGGAAGATGGAAGAGTCAATTTTGTTAATACCGAACTCATCAAACACATCACCGTTTCCGTTGAAGTGCTCCACCGATTCGATAAACATAGGCAGCTCAAATCCCTTATCAAACTTGGACATGGGCGCCTCACCAAATAATTCGTCTGGGTTCAGCATGTCGCGTAGAATATAACGGACTTGAACCCCGCGTTGTTCGATTGCTTCTTCAATCAAATCAGCAACCAAATCTTGCTCATTGGGCCTTTTATATTGCCCCATCAAATTCATAGCCATGCTGAACCTCCAAATATATATTACTTATTTAGGCCATCACTGCGGCATCAGTTGAGAATACCCGCCAAGCCCCATTGCTGAAGTAGACTGGCACGCCAGTACCATTTCCTGCGGTTTCTCCAGATTTACGCCCGTTGCTAGCAAAGGCAAATGTACCTTCTGTGGCCGAAGCGGGTAGCCCCAACACAGTATAGGTTCCAGAGTTATCCAACTTATTCTTAATCGAAGCTAGAATCAGGTCAATTTGTTGACCTGAATAGATTGAACGATAGCTCATACATTACCCCATGAAGAAGTCCATAGGACTTGAGTTAAGCATTTCTCTCGTAGCTCCGTCAAACTCTGACTTGCCTTCCTCATACATCTTCTGCCCGTCAAGCGTAACCCCGCCTGGTAGAACAACCTGACCGAACTTCTTCAGGATATTACCCCAGATCATCTTACACTGAGCCGTAGACAAGGATAGCAAAAGCTCATCGTCCCAAAGATCGGCAGCAGGCAATACCAAAGATGGATCAACACCCACGTCAGCCGCTTCAGGATCAACGTTCTCATACACTCTCAACGCGATAGTTCCGCCAGACACCAGAGTGAATGTAGGAATCAATCTACGTTGATATCTAACGAATTCAAACCCAAATGGAGCTTGAATGATGTTCATGGTATTCTCTAGGCGCTGTCTCAACGTAACGAAATCCACTAGAGATACGTTGTTGAATCGCATGCCGGCCATAAACGTTTCGCGCGTCATTTGATATTCAGCGGTAGCAAACGATAGATCGCTCAGCGTATTACCAGCTTGAATAACTTCCACCACAGCGTCGATATTACGAGGCATCGGAATATAGCCGTTGGTGACATCTTGATCTGTGATTGTATAAAGATAATGGTTCTCAAATGAGCCATAAGGACTATACTTGAAGAAATGACGTAGCGATGTATCTATCGCCATATCAATATGTTCATCCGAAAGATCAACACGGATATATGGGTGGCCTAGACCCAATAGAATCTTATGCTTTAGTTCTGCCCTACTCTGAACGCGTTTCATATTACTTCCTTTCTGTCAAAAGCTGGAGAATTGTAGCAAGAGAATCTTTGATTCCCGACATATCCTTTTCCAGGTTATCTAATCTGTTCTTTGTTTCCATCACGCTCTTTCGCCTGGCGATGTAGGCTTGATATTCTGTTTGATTGATATTCTGAATAGTGCCGTCAGGGGCTCTAACCAGATCAGGCTCATCCTGCACTCTAATCATTTCAATTCTCCTATGGAAATAGGGACTGAGATTGCTCTCAGTCCCTTCTTTCTTATTTAAGTTTTACGCAAAAGAGATAGTTCTGATATCAGACAACAGAGGCGGGTTGACGTTACTGCCTAGCAATTCCACCTTAACCTTATATCCAACTAGGTTGGCATCATAATCATACTCATACTCAACAAAGTTCTCGCTGTTGGTTACAGGCGTAGTCGGAGTCAACTGAGTCCACGCTGTCGCCGCAACATCTTGATCCGCAGAAGTGATCTGCTTGATGTATACATTCATTACCGAAGAACCCGGCAACTTAGCGCCAATGTAGAACCTAGAGTGCGTAGTTGGGTTGTTGAACAAGATGTTCGTTGTTACATAGTTGAAAATCTTCTTCGTAGCATCAACCCGCAAGCTAATCAGGATACCGTTGATACCAGAGGCTTCAATACTAGGAGCAAGATTATCTACCGTAGTAGTCATCGTAGCTCTGTATTGGAAGTCTCCTGCGCCTCTGACTACTGCTTCAGAAGGCAACGTGTTGTTATCGCCCGGATTAAACTTGATCCAGCCAGACTTAACTCGCGTTGTTTGAGAAGTGTACTGATACTCCCAAGACAACGTAGAACCATCTGGAACAAACGAATCAACGTTACCGCTGAACACGTTAAACGGAGAATTAACCGAAGCCGTCATAGCGCTTCCACCAACCGAACCAGTAGCATTAGCCGCAGTAGGAGCCTGAATTGTGAACGTATCCACATCAGAAGCCAACACTGTGAACTGAACACCGTTGATCTGAGAAGCGTTGATGTTGTTGCCTGTTACAAACCCATACAACGTAACCTTATCGCCTGCTAGCAAACCGTGAGACTTGGAAGTAACAACTAGGTTATTAGAACCGCTCGTGGTCGTGACTGCGTTGAAAGCCAGCGGAACATTCATTTGAGCTACGTTGTCGAACACTACAATACCAGGGGTGCTTGTAGAGAACGATGCGCGGTAGATATCAAACTTCAAGTCAGCTGTCTGATCAGGATTCCATGTAGAGCTATTCGAAGATGTCAAGAACACGCCAGTGTAGGCTTGTTTAGACAACGCCATAGCGGAACCGATAACATTCTGTCCTTGGCGTGCAATATACACGTTATAGGATTGAGTGTCAGCTGTCAGCACGATAGCATATTCAGAACCTTCCAACAAATACACAGGATCATTAAACACAAACGATGTCGGAACCGTACCGTTGGCAGACGTATTAACTTGGCTAGGCAACAACGTAACCTGAGCAAGAACTGTCGAGGTAGGCAGACCTGAGTTAGCCGTTCTCAACTGCAACGTAACCGGAACAGTCGTTGACTTAGTAGCAAAGTAGATATTGATTTTGGTTGCATACGAACCGCCCTTAGAAGGCATAATGAACGTTTGTGCAATTGGGTCAATATACTGAACTCCGCCAGTCTGAACGGCAACCGTAGAGGCCGTCAATACCTTAGTGTTCGTAACCGTGACCTGACGTGTTTCAGCAATACCGCCTGAGCTGAAGGTTGTCGAGCCATAAGTAGTCATCACGTTAGGATCGTTGGTGTTAGAAGGATCATCAGTCAAAACCAATACCGAAGTTCCCACCGCAAATCTACGATCAGCGCGGCAAGGCACCTGGAAGATCGCATTCAACGTACCGTTAGCATCAGTATACAGAGCATCACCAAAGTTACCAGCGGTAGGTCTGCAGTCAACCGTAATGTTGACGTTATCAAAGAACGGATACACCAAGTTATCAGTTTGAGAACTGAAGTCTTGAGTATATACCGTTGTTTGATACTGATATTGATACTGCACATACTGAGACGAAGCCCAAGCCTTGTGTCCACCCAACATATCGCGGGTAGTCTTGATCCAAGAACCCCAGAAGGTTCCTTGAGGCTGACCGCCGGTGTAATCAATCGTGTTGTTGATGATGATAGGCTGGTTGTAATATACGTCAGTCCAGTAATCACGATCAGGAGTTAGATTGATAGAACCGATCCAACCATATACTGCATAAGGGTTGATGTTAATAGTCGTCGTGGCATACGGTTGAGAAACCGCAGCAACTTCGGTATATGCAGGCATAAAGACGGTCGTGCGCTTAGTTGCCGCAGACAACGAACTCATTGCCATATCAACGCCGTTCTCAGCGAAAGCCGGGTTCAGCTGTCCTACATTCAAATCCAAAGACGCAGACCAGTCGGTAGCATTAACGTCCGCCAAACTAAAGTCTGTGAAGCCATCTACTGCGAAACCGTTCTTAAAGCGGTTGTTACCTGTAGTCGGGTCTAGTACCTCTACCTTGTTAGCTTTTGATTCTAGCGCAGATAGAGTGGTGTAGTACTCAACGTTAGCAATACGATTCTCAAGCTTACCGATATCACGCATCGTATATCTGCGGTTGTCCACAGACTTGATGGATACGTCAGCCGTTGTAGAAGTATATGCGTTCAAATACAACTCATACAACTTCATAGCATCTGCCGGAGTATCAGGAACCGTAGCCTTCAAGCTAGGAATTCCACGCACGTTCTTGAACTCACCCTTAGAGTTTACGACAATAAGGTCAGCACGCGGCAAGTAATACGTGATGTCCGCTCTGATAGTGTCACCCGGCTTGATGATTTCACCGTACACCGTAGAAGATGTAAAGTTGCCGCTGGCGTCTTTCAAAGGACGGAAATCGATGAAGTCGCCCAGATTGCTGTTGTTGTACGTAGGAATACCATCACGAGTTAGACCCACATATGAGTCAATCGAGAAGTAATCGCCAGCAGAATGAGCAAAGTACTGATACGTTACCTTGACACTTTGAATCACCAACTGTCCATCTACTCGGATCAACTTACCGTTCTGATACCAGTTATCGCGTTGACCGTTATCATAGCTGAATTGAGAAGTCAAATCAGCGCCGGTCGTGCTATCCGTGACCGAAATGATCTTGTAGATATCCGCCTTAGACATAGCTTGTTGGTTAGTGCCAGGGAAGCTGATAACTTCATCCGTCACAGTCAACAAAGTCTTGGTCTTTTGCGTAGTCTGATTCTTCAGAATCGGAGCAATAACCTTGATCGCCTTGTTAGCATTTCCTGCGCCTAGAGCCACCGTCATCGTAGTCCCAGCAATAGTTCCGCTGAGGGTGACGCACGTCAAAGGATTAAACAGAGTACCAACGTTAGCCACACCGGTCAAACCGATCATGTAGCTGATGTTATCGACCGGACCGAAGAACTCGTTGGCGTTGGCAGAAGCCGAAACGTTACCATTAGAGTCTGTCGTCAAGTTGAATGTACGCAAAACCGTGTAAGACGTATCTCCACCAACACCAGTCTGGAACAACGACTTGATAGCCGGAACAGGTAGCTTGAATAGCAACGTGCTTGATCCAGTGTTGTACATCGTAGCAGGTAGTACAATATCAGCAGTGAACAAACTAGACGAATCAGTGTATTTCACTTTCGTCGCGTCGGACACGCCCTTACCCGAGTTGAAGTTCAGATCGAAAATGTATAGACGGTAGTATGAACCATCCAAACGCATCGCACGAACACGAGCAGTACCAATCTGAGCAGACGTAGAATCCAGAAGCAGAATTTGCTTCTTAATGTCGATATCCGGCAAAGACTTAACGTTTGTCAATAGAATATATTGACCGTAGTCAGCTGTGTAAGCCGCGTTGTTCAAGAATGCAGTATCACGAGCCTTGTCGAAGGGAACATTTTGAATGCCGATGTTCTCTACACGATAACCCTTAACGTATCCAACTCCTGGCTTCATAGCCGCCACTAGCTTCGTTGCATCGCCACCACTAGCTGCATCATACACGCCACCGTTGGTACCGGTCTTCAAATGTTCCTTGATATCCATACCGAAATCAGACACGATGTAATCGCCGCTGGTTTCGTAGGTGCGTTGAGCAATAGCTTGTTCGATGATCGAGTAGCTGGTGTAGTCGATTTGAGACGACAAAGAACCGCCGTCAAAACGGGCGATTTCAATGAAGTCCGGATCGACCGCATCGATATCCAGGCCAGTCAATACTAGGGTAATCTTTAGACGCGACGCACCTTCAGCATTCTGATTAGGAAAGCCGTTAGCGTTAGAGTACAAAGATGGATCGTCAGACGCTGTTACGATTTGTTCAGTAACGTGGAAACCTACCTTCTTAGTCTGGCTGGTTGTGTACTTAGACACAACGTAGTCTTGATCGTCGGTGCGGATGAACATACCACGGACGAAATAGATACCCGCTTGAACCTTGATCCAAGCGCCTTCACCCAACTCAGTAGGTGTTGCCAAGGCTAGTGCTTGTTCAGCGCCGTTGCTTGCGTGAGTGTAAATCTGAATCGTCTCACCGATGGTGAAAGTCTTTTCTTGATTAGAACCCGGTGTTAGCAGATCGATAAACAGCGTCACAGGATCAGTACCGTCAACATCGAACGTTTTTGAAACCTGGAATACTACTCCGCTTGTTGTAGACTTAGCAAACAGATCAGAAACGCCAGCAAAATCGGTATATGACGAGCCGGTGTTCAAAGTGATCTTAGCGTAATCTTGAGATTCAATTGCCTTAATGCCGCCAGGAACAACCATCGATCCTTCAGTAAACAAGTGCTTACCAATTCTCTCAACCTGATTCTGAAGGATGGTTTGAGCCTGCGTTAGTTCACGAGCTTGTACTGCCTTCCCAGCATTGAAAAGAATACGATGGTAATTCTTTGTTTCATCGAAGTCATCGAAGATTGGGGAAACATTAGTGTTTGTCTTTTGCATATCCTATTCCTTGAAGGAAGGTGTCGTTATCAATCATATAGTTTATTTAGTGGATAGCAAAAAGGAGACACGATATCGTGTCTCCTTTCATTACGCTACAGATTCATCGTAGGTTTTATTCCAACCTGTTGTGGTGTCAAATGTTTCTGGAGTTGTCGAAGCATACAAAGCTGCTCGCTTAGATTCAGCAGATGCAAATAGAATGGCATCCAACTCCTTAGTTGCTTGCACCGCATCAAAGGCTAGTTGAATCGTGACAAGCACGAAATCGCCAGACATTGTCTTCCACATCAGATTCTGACCTTGCATGGGAATAGCATCGGTCATCTTACCGCCAGCGGCGATCAAGTCGCGCGCAGTATCTTTTATTCCGATCCATTGGATGCGGCTAGAATCATCAGTATGGATCCAGTGCGTGCCAACTAGAACACAGCCAGACTTGCGAGCATCCCTTTGATTCTTAATGTCTTCCCATTTACGATCCTTGATAGCATCCAATGAAAATAATGGGTCTGCGTCAGGAGTATTCCCCGAAGCTACCCATTGAAGATAAGCCGCATAGTCAGTATTGCCCTCATCCAAAGGGATATGCGCATTATCAGAAGTGCGGAAGATGCCGATTAGTGATCCATCAATGTGGCTTTTGGATTCACGATATAGTTGTGTCATTTGTTTGTTCCTGAATTGATATTCAAAATATATTTATAGCTCTGCAGATAGATTGATCGAAGATCCAACCGTTGATCCGAAATAGCAAGTTTGCCCTGCAGTATATGTTCCGCCTGAAGCCTGCAAATAATAGTTACAATTGGTCTGGGCGACAACAGATACTGTTCCTGAGGGCCCAGCCGGAGCGGTTAGAGACCAAGTGCCGGTTAGACTACAGGTTGGACCTATTCTCATGGGAACGAATAGAGTGGCACCAAAAGAATATGCGGTATTAGACGAAGTTGTAACTCCATTGAATGCCGCTCCGCTTGTTGATATTGATTGATAATAGCGCTGACACAATGCTAGTTCATATCCAAAGGGTCTAATTTCAAAGTTAGTTGCCACAGGACCAGCTTCAAGCTGCATGCCGCCTATAGCCACAGTGCCTGAAGTTATTGCACCAAAAGCAAACTCTACTTTTAGACCATTGGTGACTTGTGTTGGTAAAGTTGTTGTGAAACTAAAATAATTCCAACTTGACGGAGTAATTGATGATAATATCGGGGAGCTTGATATAACTGTAACTGCACTGAAATCATCTTTGGTATTGGTTGGGTAATATAATACCACCGTAGGCACTGTTGTGACGGGAGTTGACACCCAGCCGCTGATGGTAATTTGCTTCCCAGCTAAGTCTGCGATATTAGCAGACTCAATCTTTTGACCTATAACCAAACTAGCGTTCCCGGCGACACCCGGAACTCTTAATGCGTTTTGAGATACGGGACAAGCCCAGTCATTAAAAGAGTTGGTTGCTGCCGATTGAGTATAAACATACCATCTATCTGCCGCTGAATATGTTATCCCGTTAGAAGGTAGCGCAACAGAGCCTCTCTGAGATACTCTCATACAGCCGTTGATGAATCTATTACGGTGACTCAACGGTCCTGCCGTATATACTTGGCTAAGATTTGCCAGGTTTTGTGCTGTTGACATTTAATTTCCTTATAGTTCAGCGCTGAGAGCCACATCGTATCCCACAGCAAACCAGGTGCCGCCAGTAGCGGTCATAGGAGCAGTACATCCGATAGAATATGCTGTCATATTGAATGTTGGGGGAGTTGCAATAGCCCCACCATATGATGGCGACATGCCTTGCCATAACGTTTGAGTCGGCGCAGCTCTCATAGTAACCGGATAGTTGATAGTCCAGATGGCATTTTGACTGGCTGCCTGATAAGATTCAATATCAATCTTTACTCTTTGGAAGTATCTTTTACATAAGTTATATTCTGTATCCAAAGACCTACGCTCAAAGTCGGTAGCGATAGCGCCCAATTCAAATTGTACGTCTGTAATTGCAATAAAGTTGCCAACTGTTGCTGCCCAGTTAGTAGATCCTGAATATCCATTAGCAACACCTGACATCCAAGTGTTGAGGGTGGAAGTTGACCACGTACCACCGAAACTTAGCGTACCGATGGAAATATCAAATCCCATAGTATTGTTGGCTGGAATGCTGGCGTTTGATGGAATATTGAATACAAGCGATACCTTCTGAGCTACGTTAGCGACCGCAGTAAATGTTTGGACGCAAGTAAGTGCAAAAGCCCCATCCCTCACACAAGCACTAAAAGTTCCCGAAACGTTTGATAGGAAGATAAACGACAACGTGACGGTTTGACCTAGCATATCAAAAGCGTTATATCCCTCAATTCGTTGACAGATACCATACCAATATGTATTAGTCAAGTTTGCGGTAGTTGCTGCAGTATTTACTGTTTGAACGATTGCTGGTCTGTTGATTCCACCAAAGGCAATCGTTCCTGCGGCTTGCGTATATTGTCCGCCTGCGGTGTTGGCAGTGAGCCAACGGTCAGGACCGCCATAAATTCCACCAACTGCGGTTGTAACTGCTGCAGATACCCTTTGAACAATACGACAATCACCATTGATGATACGGTTACGGAATCCAGCAAGTTGTCCGCCAGCATGCACAACAGTTTGGTTTGGTGTCCAAGCAACGATCTTGAACTGAGTGCCCGAAGACATAGGCACTTTAAGCTTCACACTCATTCCGTTACTATCATCGTAGTCTGCCATACCTAGATCGGCACCACCAACTACAACGTCAAGCATACCAGAGTTAAATCCGCCCGGCACAGGAATTTCAGTTTGATTATTATATGCCTGACCTTCAACCAGCGTTCGCATAGTTGATAGGTTAGGCGCATTTCCTAGAATTGACATAATTGATCCTTATTCTTTATAGCTCAGCAGACGCACTAAGTCCATTTCCACCAACCATCTGATATGCACTGCCTATGGTTAGACCGCCAGCAGTTGTAAGCGATAGAATAAACCCGTTGGTATTAGAACTTAATGTGTAACCTGTAACAGAAGCGCCTCCCGGTTGAACCGTGAAGGAACCACTTGCATACCCCACGGATGGTGCCACTCTCATTTGTACTGGGAATGGTAGATACCCGGTGCTTGCGTTGCCTGATCCATTACAAATCATGGTCCCGACAACTTGGATCGTAGCTGCCCAGTAATATCTCTGACACAAAGCCAATTCCTGAGCAATGCTGCGTCTTTCGAACGGCGTTGCGACGCTCCCAGCTTCCAATTGAACATTAGTCGCGGCAATAATAGCATTGATAGTACCAGGCCAATTCGCATTGCCTGTTGCTGAAAAATAGTTACCCGATAGCCATGTTCCTGTATTAGAGGTCTGGTATGTACCGTTATTCAACGATCCAATGTTCAACCAAAGTCCTCCAGCACTTGAATTCGGTACAACCATGCTAGTTGGTAGGGCAGGAAATGTCACTGAAACATACTGACCGGTATTTGCTACATTATATGTAAAAGGAATTACGCAAGATTTCGTAGCAGTATAATCTCTTAGTGTAACAGAATATTGTCCTGTCGCAGTAGCATAAAACCAAAAGGATACTGTAACATTCTGTCCCAATAGATCAAAACAATTATATCCCTCAATAACTTGAGTAATACCAGAGATATAATTGCCGCCAGTCATATTTGTTGAGGCTACGGTAGCAATTTGGGCACAATCACTAGTTGATACACCATTAATGGTGAATGCCCCTACTTGTTGCTGAATAGTTCCTCCGGTTCCAGTATTGCCCACAAACCACCGATCGGGTCCGGCATATCCGTTGGCGCCTGAAGCAAATGCCGCTGAGCTTCTTTGAGCAACTCTCATATCGCCATTGATGATGCGATTACGTCCCACCAGAGGCGTTGATACCGTGGTATCCAACTGAGGATATCCTACTGCACCGGGAGAGATTTGGCCCGGCATAATCATTTGGCGTCCTACGCCATTACCGAGAAAGCTCATATTAAGATTGCTCCAATACAGAAACGATAGTATCTACAGTTCCACCAACAGGAGTGACCGTTAGCAAGTCACCCGCAGCTAGAACCATTTTACCTTCTTGTCCAACTACCTGAAGAGAACCGCCCACCGGAATATTAGCGCCTGGCGGCACCCAGTTGTAAGAAGTAGCGCCGCGTTTCAACTGTACATTAACCGAAATTACAGCCGTGGGGCTATTATTAGCAATGCTGAATCCAATAACTGTAGCTGTCGTGCTCGCTGGAACCGTATAGGCTGTACCTGCCGAGCCAGCCGGCAGCGCAGCAACTGGATATGATTTAAGAACGTTTGTTGTCATATATCACCAAAAGTTTAAAGGGAGAGACAAGCTCTCCCTTGAGATTACAGTTATTTAACCGAACACAATAGCATAAACAATAGCAGAGTTATCCGCTGCTGATTGAGCAAATGCTGTGGTAGCGACCTTAGTAGACACATCACCAACTGCAGGAGTAGGTGCGATTGGAGTTCCCGTCATGTTAGGAGAAACCAATGTCGGAGTCTGTACGAACTGCAAAGATGCCGTACCGCCACTAATATCAATGCTGGTCGATCCTCTACCATTCAATACTAGGTTATCGCCCTTTTGCAACGTGATGCTAGCAATAGCACTACCATTGTATAGGGTATCACCACCAGCAGTTGTTACTATAAGCGTTCCCGCTCCTTGGTTATAGATAGTGTACCCATAACCTGCTGGAATGGTAGCCAATGACGGAAGCGTAAACACCCCACCGGTCGGACCATAGTATTGAATCTCATAACCTAGTTGAGCAACGGTTAGAGTCTGGTTACTATTGAAAGCAAGAGCACCCGCCGCATTACCTTGAGCCTGTTTCACGAACGCCGTAGTTGCCAGTTTTGTAGAATTATCAAACTGGCTTGGCGTCGGAGCAGCAGGAGTTCCGGTAAATGTCGGGCTTGCAATATTAGCCTTCAGCACTGCAATCGCGTCCGCGTAAGCCGTAGTAGCAATCTGAGTCGTGTTAGTGTTCGGTGCTGCCGTTGGGGCAGCAGGAACCCCGGTGAACGTCGGACTTGCTAGATTAGCTTTTAGAACTGCAATAGCATCTGCGTAAGCCGTAGTTGCAATCTGAGTAGTGTTAGTATTAGGTGCTGCGGTCGGAGCAGTCGGAACTCCAGTGAATGCAGGACTATTGATACCAGCAGCCTTACTCGGAGTGATAGGCCCAGTCTTGACTGTATCGAAAGTGGTGACATAAGATACGGCCCAACCACTCAACCAAGAACTAGCAACCCCAGCGTTACCCACACTGATGTTACTGACTTGAATCTGTGGGGTCGCCCAGGTATCAGCCAATTCACCAACCCAAATACAGCAGCTAGTACCATCATTACCAAATCTAACGTTAGAGATTCTGCTAGCAACTCCACCAGCGGTATATGCGGTCACAAACTGCCATGTGTTATCAGACCCTCTATTCAATCCGCTGATGCGCATCTTCATTGAAGAGTCGGTAACTGCCTCATTCACTGTTAGATCAAAGCTCACCTGGCTTGTGTTGTACAACACCGGTAGTTTGATCTTGATAGCGCCAGTTACTGATGCGGCTGTCGAGATATAGTTGCCATTATCCGGGAAAGCGATAAAGGCATAATCGTCCGTAGACAAACTACCTGCTACCGTAGCGTTTCCGGTAAAAGCCGGGTTATTGATGTTGGCCTTTAGAGCCGCGATAGCATCCGCGTAGGCGGTCGTGGCGATCTGGGTAGAGTTAGTATTAGCCGCTGCGGTCGGAGCCGTAGGAACGCCCGTAAGCGCTGGAGAATCGGTGTACGCGACTTCTCTCCACGCCGTCCATGCAGAACTAGCATAAGCACGCGACCACATACGGGCCGTAGTATCATCCACATACAACTGATGTACCGTGGAAGTTGCTCTACTAACGATCAAGAAACCAGACGTATCGCCTGAAGGCTTCGTGCCGGTGTTAGCTGAGGTCACTACATAGATGCCGGTAGGAATCGTAGCAGTATCAATAGATACGGTTGATCCACCAGGAATTGCTGCTGCGTCGTAACCAATACCGGTGGCTGCTAGAGCCGCTTGAACAAATGCAGTGGTAGGAATACGAGTTGTATTATCACCAAATGCCGGTGTGGTAGATGTCGGAGTTCCGGTCAATCCAGGAGAATCCAACGGTGCTCTAGACGTATCAATAGGGTGTACGTGATCTTGCCTAGAATAGCGATAGCTTGTACCAACAGACACTGCTCCATTCATCAACGGATTAGCTGTACCAGCTTGGGCCAGAACGAAAGCCGCCGTTGCAATCTGAGTTGTGTTAGTATCTGGAGCCGCAGTGGGGGAAGTCGGAATACCAGACAATGCAGGTGAAGCTAGAGTTGCATAAGCCTGATTCTTAACGTATTGTGTCGTGGCTAGTAGCGTGCTAGCATCCGCAGTTGGCGGAGTAGGGGCAGTAGGACTTCCAGTAAGCGCGGGTGATGCCAATGGAGCCTTAAGCGCCAAAGCATTGGTCATCGTTGTTGCGAAGTTAGGATCATTGCCCAATGCGGCAGCAAGCTCGTTCAAAGTGTCGAGCGCGGCAGGCGATGATGCAATTAGGTTAGCAATAGCAGTTCTAACGAACTCAGTGGTTGCAACCTTTGTAGAATTTTCAGTTGCGGCTAGAGTAGGAACGGTAATGACGCCTGATACGTCTACATTACCTGAAAAGGTAGAATCCCCTTGAACCTCTAAGCCCTTTTTAACTCTGAAGCGATTATTGATTTCAGCCATATTTTGCTCTCATTTCATTTTCCATGAGTTAATAAAATTAGAGGCGTCGCCAATTATGGGACGCCTCTTATATTTAAGTCGTTTGTCGTAGCTCCACCCGGAAGCCGGATGGATGGATCAATTTCTTGTAGATTGTGTCGAATATATCCTGATAAGATGCAGGATCATTGGCCACGTTAATCACATAAGAATATTCCTGATACAATTCATCATCACGAATGACCTGAATACCATCAATGATCATATTATCGTCTATCACTCCGATCAACGGTTTAGGATAGAAGATTGTTACTTGCTCATTGAAATATAGATCAAAGAACAACTTGATAGAGGTTTCTGTTCCCTTGATAGCATAGATATGCTTCAATAGGGACAGCATCAGCACCTGATCTACCGCGTTTGTCGTTGCGTAAAGTCGATTGCGTTGGATTCTATCAAAGCCCATGGAATTGAACCAACCATCGAGAATATTATCCTCAACCGTAGTCAATTCCATGTCGTTATTATTGACATCGTTGAACACCATATCATCGGCAGTAACGAAGCCGTTGAAATTGTCTTCAAGATTATAGTTATCAGGCAACATAGCTGCTTGAACACCGGCAGCTTCTGTTCCATTGATATCAATAATAGCGGTATCCAATACATTAGGATCAGTCACCTGATCCATATACCTCAACTTACCTGTGGCTATGAACTTATCAAGGTCTTGAACTAACCAAGATGTATCGTTCTTCAAATCCTGTACTTCAAGTTCAGATAGACCTGATGTGCGATACAACCAATCGTAATATTTCTCAAGAAACTTGATCAGTCTAGGATAATACTGCGAGTAATGAGCAGGCAGCAAATCCTTGATACGCTTATCAAAGATCATCATTTCAGCACCGCCGACGGAATAACGTTAATCGTGTTGAACTTCAAAATAGAGTTCTTAACCCCAACCATAGACTGGTCATCAGCAGGGTTGCAATAGCAAGCTACCGTGATATACAAGTCAGTGAGAAGGTTAGGTTTGAATCCAACGATACTGATCAAACCGCGAGTATAGTCAACAGTACCCAAGTTATCTACCAAGATTTGAGTATTGGCGACACTAGTTTTCTTCAGCTTCAGTGTTCCCAAACCATCATCATAGATGCTGTAAGTGTAACCGTCGCTATAAGCATCAGCAACCTTAAACCCTGTGATAGCAATTGTTCCTGGAGTGATCTTGTGCGAGAAGTCAATCGTGTAAGAGCTTTCGACGTTCAGGCTTGGAACAAACCGTTTCTCATATGACACCTGCGTGAAGTTGCCGGTAATAGCCGCATCAACAGTGTTCACGAAGTCGGATAGATTGGACATATCCAGAGACCCGCCAAATTTCTCCATCTTAGATTTGCTGTATGTGCGGCAGTAGTCGCTGACCTTCGCCTTCAAAGCATCCGTAGAAATATTCAACTGAGTTGATTTATATTTCACCGTGGAGTTAACATTGATGTAGGTATATACCGGATCAACGATCAACGGAGTCACCGAACCAACATTGTATTGCTTTAATATGGCGACAAGCGCATCTTTCTGATCGCTTGATAGCACGTCGCTGTTCTTAGGAATAACGGACAAGAAAACATATCCATATTTTGGCGGAACGTTGTCCTCACCACCCCAGCTGATAGCATCAGACGTTTCCGGGAATAGCTTCTTGGCTAGACCAACATAGTCACCCGGCGTAACTGCATTACCTGAAGCCGCAAATGCGATTGGGGCTAGAGTGCGAATCGATTCGATATCTTCAATATCAGCGCCACCATAAGAGCGAGCATCAACTTGCTCGATGGCGATATCATAAAATCCGCCGATAGACGCAACGGTAGACAAACCAGAGATATTGTTACCTGCCGATCCTTGAGTCACCAAGTAGCGAGTGGTGATGACGTTGCCGTAATCCAGACGCTTAGCAAACTTGTTATCGCCAAACTTGATTTCATACAAGCTGTCTCTGTTCTCACGAATGAAATACAGCAACGAGGTTGGACCTAGATCGTATGCAGTTTGGAATACCTTATACGATGTCTGATCACCCGACGTTTCGGACGTTCTAACGGCGACTTCAAGTGTGCTGGTATCAATATTGCCGTTGGGGATCACATAGCTTTCGTTACCATACTGAGTCTGCACCAAAAAGCCGTTGATCGTCCAAACGCCTTGTAGCAAGTTTACACCGGTGAACAGATACGAGCCGCCAGCTAGAGTTGCCGAGTAAGCCGTATCAGGACTGAAGATGTATGTGTTACCATCCTTGGTAGAATAGAACTGGTTGTTGCCATCCAATACAAGGGTTGCCGGAGCGCTTGTGGGGTCGCTAGGCGTAACAGTAATGTTTACCTTCAACTTAGCCGCAGTAGGTGAAGAAGGCGTATATCCTAGACGCGAAGCAATACTAGCCACGTTTTGACGTAGCTGTGCGGTATCTAGTTGTAATTCATTATATGTAAAATTATTTTGAAATGCTTGTTGTTGTGCGTTAAATGCTAATACTCTTAATAGCTCTCTGATTGCGCTACCTTCGAAGTTCATGTCCTGAAATTCCACTTGATTGCGCATAAACAACACAAGAGAATTGAGAATATCGTCGAAATCGGTGGACGTGTAGGTTTGAGACATTTGATTCCCTTATTGTAGACGGTACGGTATATTTAGTATTTATAGCTTGCTAAATATATAGACTCTCCATTTTTGAGTTTCTGGAGGGTATATACTCTCATATCCACAAACAGGAAACTAGAAATGATACTTTTGAATATAATAAGTGTTGCATTTTGGTTAGTCCTTACGTATCAAGGAATCCGGGTGTTCCGATCACTTAGAGATACAGGACTTTCCAAAAGGGAAGTAACCGCTATTACAATCGTGCTGCTATGCGGGCTAAACTTAGCATACGGTGTAGGTTGCTTTTTTACAGAGACTGGCAAATTTTTTAATACCGGTCAACAATTAATGGTATATCTTGCTTTTGGTATATCAATGTTCCAACTATTACTAGCGACGTTCGTTTTGGACCATATCGCACATAATAAAACAAACTAATAATAGGACTGACCATGACAGTTTCTAGTTTTATAGACCGTATATCAGACTTGGCTGCTGCTGGGGTGCTTGCTTCGTTTGGTGGCGCTGCTCAAGCGCTGTATCAGTTATATAAGGGAGAAAAACCTTTCTCCATTCTATCGTTTATCGTTTGTGTTCTACTGTCATTCTTTGTAGGTCAGGTAGTAGGCTCAATGATACCTGATAGCCTGCATCAATATCACGATGGGTTGCTACTAATGTCCGGCTTCTGCGTCTTTCCACTATTGGACATTTTTAATGCTTATATTTCCCGATTGGTTAAGGGTATTCTTGAAAAGATCACCCCATTCGATTTGGGAGAAGGAGAGGACAATAAATGATCCAACAACCGGCTCTTGATCAACAATATTCAACATTGATCGATCAGTTATCTGCATTGAACGCAAAACTCAACGCCTTCATCAATGGTGCCGCAACGGACACTGTTGCTCTGGATAACGGCAATACAATCAAAACGCTGTCTGGCATCGTGGCTGATCTGACGCGTTTTCATTATGTTCAGAAGGTGGTTGACCAGCGCCTTTATAGTGATATGATTGCGGCCGATTCAACTCTAGAAGTTGGTTTGCTAGTGAGAGTTTGGGGAGATACTGCCCTAATCAATGGCCTGTATCTTAAGCAGGCACCGGGTACTTATCAGAAAGTATCCTATGCTACGCTGTATGATCTAGGTTCAGTATAATCCCTATGTAGAAACAAACCCCTTAGTTTACTCTAAGGGGTTTTATTTTATCCTTTCGACCCCAGCACGGTGATTAGGCGAAAGATAGCCCGGGCAATTAAGCCCGTAGCTCATCTTCCAATGCCTCCCATATACGGAGCCATAGGCCCATCGGTTACATAATCGTCCGATGAAAGCTACACCCTCTTACGCTGTCGTGATTATCTAACAGTCGAAGCCCTAGGGTCATGCAAGCGTATCCGCTTAGATTGCAGGGTTTGGAATATCTTCGATGCGTGGTGTTCCAATTACAAGTTAGCGCGCCACCGTCTTGTCTTACCGTCCACGCAAACTTTACAACAGCCGATATTATACCCCCATCCTATGTAAAAGTAAAGTGGTATTTCACTTATTTTTATGAAAGTTTTATATAAGGTTTCCTGGTAGTGTAACCGGTTAAGATGTCGATAGGCAACGATTAGCAGGCCGCAGGCGGGCTTTATCCTATAGGTATAGTAAAGGATAGCCCGAGCCGTTACGGACTCACCTATCACTGCTAATAAAAACTCATAGAAAGGACTTTACTTTTCACATACTCCATAGTATAATTCCTATAGTGTTAACTGATTAGGAAATGAATGAAGCTTGAAGTATGGACTGACGGCTCATCGATCGCAAATGGCAAACCCGACTGTGTCGGTGGTTGGAGCGCGGTCTTCATGATGGGTCAAAAGAAATTTGTTCGATATGGGCACCTCCCTGCCCCATCCTCAAATAATCGAGGCGAGATTGGCGGAGTTTTATTTACGATGCTGACATTCGCGGACAAGAAAGACTGGGAAATCCAAATCTATTCCGATTCGCAATATGTCGTTAAGTCCATCAATGAATGGCGACACGGCTGGAAGCGAAACAAATACCAAGGTATCAAAAATCCAGATATGTTCATCCCGCTCTTTGAAGCCTGGGATAAGCACGGCAATGCCAAAATTAGCTGGGTTAAGGGACACGCAGGTACTTACGGAAACGAACTAGCAGACGAATACGCTGGTTTCGGTTCAAGAAACGTGGATATGTCAATGTCCAATGATAAATATGATGTACAAAAGATTTCACATGAAAGGTTGCTGAATGCCTGAACTTATTGAAGACAACGAAGTAGAGTCAATTTCCTTCTCCAAAGATGCTCCCGTAGCAGCAAAGCCTAGCCGACATTATATTGATGATGATCATCTGACTGCTATCCTCTCCGAATGGAAAGAACGCTTTGATGCTCTAGTTGCGGCAGGTCAAGAACGCCCCAAGCTGCCCGAGGCCGTTGGTGAAGCGATTTACGATATGTCAGAAGCGATGGGCAAACGTCACAACTTCCATGCCTATTCGTATTTGGATGAAATGAAGTCGGACGCGATTCTTCACTGCGTCAAATATATTCACAACTTCAACCCTAAGAAGAAGTCCGAGAAGAAAGGTAAGGTCAGCGCGTTCGGTTATATCAATATGATTATCTGGCGTAGCTTCACCCACCGTATCGACGCTGAGAAACGCGAACAGTATCTCAAGTATAAGAGTTTCCAACTTCTGGGTGGCGCTGACGCATTCCGCGATGAAGATATGGCAGACTTGAGCGGTGATGGTGAAACAGCGGATATCGGTGCTCTGGGTCAAGACTTCATGAGCAAGATTGCCGAATATGAAGAGAAGTATGGACTTGATAAACAGAAAAAGCGTGAGAAGAAAGTAGAATTCGATAGCTTCATGTTTGATCTGTCTGCGGCTGAAGATACTCCTGAAGATGTTGATCTTGAATTGGGTGAGGAGCTGAATATTGAATTCGAATAAAGTCGCTATCATTGGTGATATGCATTTCGGCGTAAAAGCAGGAAACAACGATTTTCTGGCCTTCCAGATTTACTGGTTGGAAGAAGCCCTGAAGAAGATTCAAGCTATGGGGATCACGACTATCATCCAAACTGGAGATATGTTTGATACCCGTCAGCATATCAAGCTGAACGTACTTCATTTCTTCATCAACGAGTTTTCGCCGCTTTTGAAAAAGTATGGCATAGAACGTTGGTATACATACGGCGGTAATCATGAGATGTTCTATCGTGATAGTAATGAAATTTGTTCTCTTAATCTATTGATGCTATTGAATGATGATCATATCATGTTTGATGCAGCTATTGATTGTAATCATTTCTTCCGGCAAGGCGGTAAAACAATTGTATTGATGCCTTGGATCAACAAGAACAACAAGACTAGGTTGTTTGAAGAACTGGCCGGGCTCAAAGCCGACTACGTTTTTGGTCACTTTGAAATGGCCGGTATGCCGATGATTCCTGGTGTTCTCTGTGAACACGGCATTGATCCGAAGGAATTCAAGAAGTTCAAGCGAGTCATCAGCGGTCACTTCCATACGGTGTCTCAACATACCAATGTAACGATGGTTGGTACACCGTATCACATTACCTGGGGTGATGTTCAGGATGGAAACAATCGGGGCTTCTGGACTCTTGATCTAGACACAGACGAATTGGAACTTCATAAGAACGAAGATCATATGACTCTGTTCTCTGTCATTGAATATGATCCGGCTGAGAAATATGATGCTAAGTCTCTGGAAGCCTACAAGGGCACGATTGCTAAGATTCTGGTGAAGGAAAAGCCTGAGGTGAAGCATTACAAGAAGTTTGTTGATCTGCTAACCAAAGCTGAGATGATCGACTACAAGATTATTGATACCACAATGGTTGAAGTAGAGAAGGTTGAGATTTCTGAAGAGGTTCTTGCGCTAGATACTCTATCGGCTATGAACGCCTATATCGACAAACAGGGCGAAGAAATTAACAAAGATCGGCTGAAGGAATTGGCCAAGAGTGTTTATATGGAGGTTTTGAGTGGCGGACAATAAGATAGTATTTGGTGAACTGACGGCTAAGAATTTCCGAAGTATCGGTAACATGCCGTTATCTATCAATTATCTGGCTTCGCCTTCAACCTTGATCGCTTCTACCGACAATGGCAGCGGTAAGTCAACTCTAGCAATCTGGGCGTTGTATTTCGCTCTGTTCGGTGAACCATACGGTAAAGATTGTAAGATCGGCGGTCTGGTGAATTCGAAATCAAACAAGGACTGTCTAGTCACTTTGGATTTCGAGACTCGCGGCGTTAAGTGGAATCTGAAGCGCGGTTACAAGCCAGCTGTATTTGAGTTGTATCGTGAAGGCAAGCTGATTGAGAACGAAGCTGCTGGCGGAGATATGCAAGCGTATCTGCAATCAGTCGTCGGCATGGACAAGCGGGCATTCTGTAACATCGTTGCTCTAGGAGTTGATCGATTTGTTCCGTTTGTTCAGATGAAGACTCAGGAACGTAGAGACTTCGTTGAACAGATGCTGGATATGGTTGTTATCTCGCATATGAATACGCTGACCAAGGATAAGGTTAAGGCGATTCGTAAACAGATCGAACAAGCGATGTATGATATCGGTTTGCTGGAATCGAAGCTAGCAGGTCGTCAGCGAACGGTTCAGATTCTGGAAGACAAGAAAAAAGCTAGACTTGCGGAAACCGGGTCTGAACTAGATGGTCTGAAGTCAGAAGCGCAAAAGACGGTAACTCTTATCAATATGGCCACAGATAAGATGACGACTCTGAGTAGCAAGATTGATGATACCGCCTTACCTAGTTTGAGTAAGGTTAAGACCATGTATCAGCGTTTTCAGATGAAGCTAGACGATATTTCAAAAGCAGCCGAAAATATCACGTCTTTGCATGATTGTCCGACTTGCAAGCAAGCAGTTACTGAAGAGCACAAGCATAGCATCCGGTTAGATTCTGATATCAAACGCGATGAGCTAGTTGGTCCAATGATGAAGTTGGAAGAAGAAATCGCCAAGTATCAAGAGGCGGTTAACAACAACAATGCAATCGAAGCTGAATATCAGAAGATTAGTCAGGTAAAGTTCCAGTTGGATACTAAGCTATCGTCTATCCGAACTAACATCAGAAATATCGAAGCCAAAATGGTGGATTCGAACGAAGATGATCTGATTCAGGCTGAGAAGGCGGAATGTTTCAAGATTGATACTGAAGTTGAGGAAAAGACTGGCGCGTTAAATCTTCTTCAAAGTCAAGAAGATGAACATATGCAGTTGCTTCAGATTCTGAAGGACGATGGAATC